GAGGATGCTTCTGGATTGAACAGATCAGATTTAATTAAGGAAGCAGGTTACGATTCCACTATTATAGGTGGAGGGAATGAGGTAATAATCTATGACCCAAGACGCATTAAAAGTATGTTTAATCAAGGCACGTTTAATCCGCTCACAGGGGATCTACACACAAACTTAGGACTCGGAACAAACTATGCTAGTCGAGCTTAAAGTACAACCGGGAGTTTATCGCAACGGATCTGTCCGAGAGGCCAAAGGAAGGTACTATGATGCTAACTTGGTAAGGTGGAAGAACGGAAAGCTGAAGCCTATCGGAGGGTGGGCTAAAACAACAACAACTGCAATATCAGGTAAGGGAAGAACTATGCTTCCTTTTCGAGATAATGCAGGGGATTCATATATCGCAGTAGGGACAAGTTCAAACATTTATATTTACACAGGAAAAACAAGTACTGCTTCAGCAGTTACACCTTCCAGTCCAATTTCATTCAATTCAGGAGCAGAGGTTTCTGCAATTGGTACAGGATTTGGTAGTGGACCTTACAACGGTGACACAGTTTTAGCTTCTGCAACTTACACTGCTAGTACTATTTCTGCTGCCACTTCTGATGATTCCTTTAATGATAGTGGAGCAGGTTTTGTTACTACTGATTTTGAAGTGGGTGACCTGATTCAGGTGGAAGGTTTTACTGGAGCATATACAGGTAATAATAAGACCTATCCTAACTCCCACAGGATAACTGCAATAACTACTTCAAAGATTACAGTAGCAGCATCAAACTTAACCGATGCAACTGTGGGTCAAGCAGGGGAAATAACTATTTCAAAAGCCCGGAACTTTGGTCAAAACTACACTGCAGATACTGCTCTAGTTACTACAGCAAACCTGTGGACTTTTGATATGTGGGGCGAGATTCTGATCGGTTGCTGCGATTCAGACGGTAGGATCTGGTATTGGAACCCTTCAGCGAACAATCCTCTTACCACAGAAGCTGCAATAGTAAACACTTATGCTCCTGCACAAAACACAAGTATTTTAGTTTCTAAGGAGAGACACTTAGTTGCATTTGGTGCAGGAGGTAATCCTAAAAAGATACAGTGGAGTACTTCAGAGGATTATTCAACAGCAACAAACTCAACAAACAATGCTTGGTATCCTACAGTAACTAACTCTGCAGGATCTTTTGAAATCGATACCACCGGGAAGATTCAGTCTGCAATAAAAGTAGCAGATATTATCCTAGTAAATACAGATCTAGATTGTCATGAAATGCGTTATATAGGACCACCTTATATTTACTCAAGGCGCAAAATTGCAGGATCATGCGGAATTATTTCAAGACAGGCAGCAGCAGCAGTAACAGGACTTGCTGCGTGGATGAGTTATGACGGGACGTTTTTCATTTATGACGGTAGCGTAAGGGCTTTACCTTGTGATGTTTCAAAGCACATTTCAGATGATGTTAACACAGTACAGGCTGCTCTTTTCTATGCTTCAGCAAATTCACTTAATAACGAAATTTGGTGGTTCTATGTGAGTAGTGCAGGAAGTGATATAGACAGATATGTAGTCTGGAATTATGCAGAAAATTGGTGGAGTATCGGGGAACTCGAGCGAACAGCATTTACTGATATTGGTGTGTTTAAAAATCCACTAGGAGTTTCTACTGACGGTCACATATATGAACATGAAAAGGAAAGGGTAGGAAGTACAGCAAGGGGAGCAGGGGTTCAAGATCCTTCTACACTCACCTTGTTATCGCAGAATGATAGGACGCTTTCCTTTGGCCTTGATTCCAGTTCTTCAAATGAAATGACCTTTGCTGAAACAGGAGCATTTGAGGTGGGAATAGGTGAAAGGTTTTCAAATGTGAAGACTATGATGACAGACACGATTGTAGGAGATAACGCACTGTCATTTAAGGTCTACTCTGCTTTGAATGCTGACAGTGACGAGTCTGTTTCAAGCAGCTACTCTTTAGGTACAGACGGTTATACTCACTTGAGAGAAACAGGGAGACAGTTACGCTTAAAAATACAAGCACCCTTTGACCAAGATTTTGAGATCGGACCTTGCCGAGTTAGCGTGTCAGCAGGAGGGAAAAGATGAAGTATCTTCCTCTTGCTCCTGTTGAATATAACCAGACGTATCAGACCGAGTTAAATACTATTGTCACTGAGCTTGAGCAAAATATGATGAAACTAAACGTAGCAAATTTCCTAGTAGGGAGAACAGATTCTAGCGGGAACATAGAACAAACAGGAGCACTTGTGTTGCAGTCTCCAAACGGCACATTTTATAAATTAGCAGTAGCAAACAATGGAGATATTTCAACGTCTGTTATGTCTACTGATCAATCTTCTAATCCTTATGTTACCTAAGTGGGAATCTGAATTAAAACGTTGTAAAAAATACCTCGCTCCGGTTTTTAAAAAATTTGATACTTACAACTGGAGTGACGTTGTTGAGAATGTAAGACAGGGACGTTGGTATTTATTAACACTTCCTAACTCTGCCCTTCTAATTGAGTTTTTAGAGTACCCAAGAAAGAGGGTTCTGTATGTCTTGGCAGCAGGAGGAAAACTGGAAGAAATATTAAAGACTGAAAGTGATGTAATATCAATTGCGAAAGCAAAGGATTGTAGCAGCATTGAAGTTCGAGGAAGATTAGGTTTTGAAAAGATTGCAAAGAAACATAAAGGTTGGGAAAAACAATATACTGTTATTAGGAAGGAACTAACATGAGCGAATTTAAACTAGAAGCTTTTTCTGCAGAAGAAGATATTTTAAACAAAGGACTTGGCAGGAATATGCCAAACATTTTTGGAACTTCTTTAGATCCTTCGACAAGTCACAGTGTTTGGAATATCTCAAACTGGAATCCTTTTTCGAGTGGAGGAGGAGACGGTGGTGGATCAGGTGGACCGGAAGAGTCTGGAGGTCTAAGCGAAGAAGACCTTGAAATGAAAAAGCTAATATACGGAAAACTTAAAGGGTTAATGGACAAGGAATATAACCCTTACACTGGTGACACACAAACAGATCGTTCCCCGGAAGAATTGGAACTTCTTAAAAAACTCAAAGGAGGTGGAGGTTATAGTTCTCTTTATGATACTGCAAGAACAAATTTAGGATTTGGTGCAGAGGGTGTAACACCCGGTTCCGCAGCGGACGTATATAAAACAGGAATGGGGTATGGTACAGATGAGCTAGGTCTAGATACATCTGCGCTAATGGGTGCAGGTTCAACTTACAGAGATCAAGTTGCAGATACCACTATGCGTCAAATGAATGAAGCAGCAACGAGGCAAGGCATGATCAACCGGGGGCACCAGATCGGAGGTGGAGCAGCTTGGGGTGACAGGTCTACACTTCAAGATATAACGAATAACCAAAGCTATTTAACTGCAACAGGAGATGTTCTTGGCAAGATGAATATGGGCGCATATGATCGTGCTAGAAGTGATGCTTTGAGTCTGAAGAGGGGAAGGGAAGGTTCAGCAGGACTTTATTCGGATGCAATAATGCGAGACCTAGGACTCGGAACAGGGAGTTTGGATAAAACTTATTCTACAAGTTTAGGAGCATATGGAAAAGATCGGGCATACCTAGACAAGGATTTACTCACGAAGAAAAAAGCTTGGGATGCAAAAGAAAACTACCCCTATAAGAACCTTGCATTTTCATCAGGGATATACTCCGGTATGCCTTTTGATGAGAAGGTTGTAACAAACCAACCAGCAAGCGGAGGTAAATAATGACTAACGATGAACTCACTAAATATCTATACTTCCTGAATGACGAGTACGGTGATCGAGGTTGGGAAGGTCAAGGTCAGATGAGTTTAGATGCCTATGGTCCTCAATCTTTATCTGGGAGAGAGGGTTGGGAGGATATCCTTAAGGACCAATTAAAATTTAATCAATATGATGTGCCAAAAGAGTTTGGCCTGCTTTCTAATCGTGAGGATGTCAAACAGGTGCTTCGGAGTAGATTAGAGGATAATCCTGATTATTATCGTATCAAAGAACTCGAAGATCCTAAAGATTGGATGCGTACAAACGGTGTTCCTGTAGGACCGCAGTTACTGAGTGAAGCACCTTTTACTGATTCTAGTTTAGGACCAGCAGGATCGTTAGGACTCCCTTCAGCTTCGTCTTCTTTGGCTTTAGAAGCAGGTCCGAGTGGATATGCTTCTCTTGATGCTGCTGCAGGAATGCCTTATGGTGGGACAGGGATCTCTGAATCAATGGCAGCAGATACAGCAGCTTCAGGAAGTTCTGCGTGGGGTGGACCTGCAACTTTTGCTGGAAATATGGCACTTAACCTGATCCCAACTCGGGACAGAGATAAAGTAGACACTCCTTTAGGTGATGAGGGGAGTATGAGTGGAATTCTCAAAGGAGGAGGGAAGGGTGCTCTAATAGGAGGAACAATCGGAAGTGCAGTTGCCCCCGGACCCGGCACTGCAATAGGTGCTGTAATAGGCGGGACGTTAGGAGTTGCGGGAGGTGCACAGGGATACTTTGATTCAACGACTCCTCCGCAAATTCAGATTGGTAGAATTAAACGAGGAGGAGGTAGAATGCCACAAGGTTTATTAGGGGGAGGAATATATGCCTGAAGAACCCGGATTTTTTAGTTACGAAAATTTTCCTTATCCACTGCTTGCCCTAGGACAAACAATTCCACGAGGGTATCAGTATCAATCTCAAATGACTCCTTACAAGCGAGACGCTCGGGGAGATTGGGGCAGAGCACTGAACGAGAGTATAGATCAGTTCTTTGGAATGTATCCTCAGTTCCTTCAGCAGAAGAGAGCATTTGCTTTGCAACGTGATCAACTTGCTAGGCAACGTGCAGCGGAT